ATGGGGGCTACAGTACAACAAGAAAAGCAACTTATGCAACAAACAAGAGATTTGGGTAGATCAACTAAATTTACAGCACAGGAAGTGGCAGAGGCACAGATGTATCAGGCAATGGCTGGTATGAAAACAAATGAAGTGTTAGAAATGACACCAAAACTTTTGAAAATGTCAATTGCGGCTGGAAGTGATTTTGCTCAAACTTCCGATATTGTTACAGATAACCTGACGGCTTTTGGTATGTCGCTAAAAGATTCTGATAGACTTATGGATGTGATGGTTGCGACAAGTAATAACGCAAATACTAATGTGCAGATGTTAGGAGAGGCTTATAAATATGTTGCGGCAACTTCAAGAAATTTTGAAAGTTTTGAAGATGTAAATATCTTATTAGGAGTGCTTGCAGATAATGGAATTAAGTCTGGTCAAGCTGGGCGTAATTTAGCAGGAATTTATAGAAGATTGGCTAATCCATCAAAACAAGTGGGAAATGCTTTAAAAGACTTAAATATTCAACTTTATGACCAGCAAGGACATTTTAGAGGATTAAAAGCATTATCTGATGATTTAAAAATTGCTACTGCAGGTCTTACACAGGAAGAAAGAAATAGATATTTGACAATGATTGCTGGTGGAGAAGGTATGAAAATACTGGCTTCTATTATGGGGACAACAGAAGAAAACTATAACAAAGTTGCTAATGCTGTAAGAAATTCTAGTGGTGCAACGGATAAATTTGCTGATGATATGAGTAATACAACGGCTAACAAAATAGCACAATTTAAATCGGCGATAGATGATTTAAAAATATCGTTAGGAGAAGCATTCGCCCCAATAGCAACTAGGTGGATGGAAGACTTTATGAAAAGAGTTGAAGAATGGCAAAAAAGTGGAGCATTAGATCCTGATAAGTTAAAAGGACAAGCAGAACAATTAACAAAAGGTGCAGAAATAGGAATGCGAGGAATTATAGGAGCCAAAGGTGCAGTTTGGGGAGCTCAATTAGGAACAGCAATTGGGGGACCAGTAGGAACGGCAGTAGGTGCTGCAATTGGTGGAGCTATTGGATATTATACGCCTGAAATAGTAAAAGGAATATTAGAGTTTCAAACAGATCCTATAAAGAAACAAGCATTTGATATAGCACGAAGTAAAGGTGGTGGGTCCGTTAGAGCAACGTACGAAGAAGGAAGGTTAAGACGAGAGGCTATGCAAAAAGAATATGACAGAAGGTCATATGAAGCTTTGCAGAAGGTTGTACTTGATATAAATGCGGTCAAAGCAAGGGTAGCACCACAGCAAAATTTAGCACTTACTCAGCAAGATAAGACAGCACAATTAACAAGTGCAATTTCACAACTTGTATCTAAACAACAAAATAATAATCCCTTGCAACCATTTGATCCGAGCGCTATAACTAATGCTATCAGTTCTGGATTAAGTCCATTAAATAGTTTACCAAGTCTTTTGAATACTAGTTTGAGCACAATGCAACCGCCAATACCACAACCAGTATCAATAGAACAAGTTATAAATCATCAGGCTAATGCACAAATAGCTGCACAATTGTCAAATATAACAATAAATGACACAGCAAAAATTGAGAGTATAGCTAGACAAATAGCACAGAATGTTAGTCAAAATACATATAACACTATGATGTCAAATTTGCAAGCTCAAATTCAAGCATCGCAATAATTAAGAAAGGAGTTTCAATATGAGATCAATATTTATGTTATTGCACGATATAGAACCGTTTATTTTTGTGATTCCACCGTCGGATTTCAAAATTACGAGCAGTCAAAATAGTGAAGTTGTAAAGATATTAGATGTTGGAGAAGTAGCATTAATAGGAGAAAAAAACATAAAAAAAGTCAATTTTTCTACATTTTTACCTGCTAAAAAATCTAAATTTTTTAATTTTTTACTAAATTCACATTCGCCAATGAGTGGTATAAAAAAATTGGAGAAATATAAAGATAATAAAGAAGTTTTAACTTTGGTAAGTGCTAATTATAGTATTTATTTTAAATGTTATATTGAACAGTTGGAATATGAAATAATAGAGAGAACAGGAGATATTGATATTACAATTGATTTGATAGAAGCTCGGAAACAGACAAGATTGATTGATGATGTTAATGAACTTTATGAGCGATATACTGGGAAGACTTCGCCAATTAAAGAGTATCAACTGGAAGAGAGATTTGAAAATTTAAAGAGCGGATTAAAAAATAAAATAAAAGAAAAAATTGATAGCTTGATTAAAGTTTAAAAAGGAAGTTTGGAAATGTTAAAGATTGTGATTAATGATAAAGAACACATAAAAAAATTTGAACGAATTACTTGGAAGGGTGGAATAAATGGAACATCACGAACATTAGAAGTAAAATATTTAGATGATAATCAAATTGCTAATTTAGGAGATAAAGTGGAATTCTATGTTGATGCTGATAAATTATTTATTGGTAAAGTTTTTTCTGTTGAAGTTGTTGGAGATAGTAAAATTCGGACTTTTAATTGTTTTGATAACTCCATATATCTTAATAAAAACTATTTTGTGAAAAACTTTAATAAGAAAAAACCGTCACAAATATTGAAAGAAATTTGTGGAGAATTAAAATTGGAAGTTGGAAATATACCTGAAGACAAAGTGGATTGCACTTATCCAGCAGTTAATAAGAGTGGGTATCAAATAATTTTGAACGCTTATACGATTCAGCATAGAAAAGATAAAAAAATATATTCTATTGTTAGTAATGATGGAAAAATAGAAGTTGTGGAACAAGGAAGTTTGGCAGATGTTATGCTAAATTCTGAGCAAGATATAAAAAGTTCTAAATATGGTGAAGATATTGAACAAATGGTGAATCAAATTGTTATCTATAAAACTGAAAAAGAAAAACAACAAATAGTAGATAAAGTAGAAAATAAAGAAGACAAGGAAAAATACGGATTATTTCAAAAAGTAATGCAGTATGACAAGGATAGAGATAATATCAGCAATGCTAAAGAGATGTTGAAAAGTGTTGAAAAAACAGGAAATATCACTTGTCTTGGTAATGTTTTGATACAAAGCGGTTATTCAATAGGGATACACGAACCACATACAAACCTTGTTGGCAGTTTTTTAGTAAAAAATGATACGCATACTTGGGAAAATGATATGTATTATTGTGATATAGAATTAACTTTTGAAAATGTGATGGATAAATCCGAATTTGAAGAAAAACCAAAATTGAAAAAATCACAAAGTAAAAAGAGCAAGAAAAACAAGAAAGGTGAGAAAAGCAAGACAAATGAGAAAAATAAGAAAAAGGTAGGTGCTAAATAATGAGCATGTTTGAAATACTTAACAATATGATTGATAACGGAGTGCAACAGCAATCCAACAATTTTATAAGAGCTAGTGTCACTAGTCCACCGCCTGAATTAAAAATAAAATTTGATAATGTGGAAATACCTTCAGAGCAGATTTACTGCTCTAATTTCTTATTACCACATTATCACAGAACTTATAAAATAGACGGTGTTATTGATGAAATAACTATTAATGCTACAACTCAAACAGCGATAGGAAATGGACCTGCTTCACACACCCATGACCATTCGACAATTAAAGGTTCTGGAACTTATAAAAGTAGTAAGGATATATGGTTTGAGGACACTTTAAAAGTTGGAGATGAAGTGCTAGTTTTAGTGCTTGGGATAAATTATGTGGTAGTTAGTAAAATAGTGAAAATGCCAAGTGGTGCAATAGAAGGAGTGTAAATATGGATTTTGAAGAATTGTTCTTGAAACAGAACGAAAAAAAAGAAAAAAAGGAATTACCTCTGTTTAAAGAATATGCAATTAATTTTGATACGCTGGAACCTTTGAGAAATGGAAATAACCTTGTTGAATTAAGCGGAAATGAAGCACTCAAGGTATGGATATTTAAGGCACTTAAAACTAAAAGAAATTTTTACGAAATACATTCGGATAGTTATGGAAATGATTTAGATGTACATATTGGTACGGTTTATCAGGAAAGTATAAAAAATGCTTTAATTATTTCGGAAATTAAAGATTGCTTATTAGTTAATCCATATATTTTGGACTGCTATAATTTTGAATTAAACTACAACAACGATGATAATAATTTAAAAGTCTCTTTTAATGTTTCTACCGTCTATGGAGAAAGTGAGGTGTTATACAGTGAATAAAATAGAAGCAAGGAATAAGTTTTTATCTAATTTGGAAAATAATTTTTCTAAAATAGAAGGAACATTTAATTTTGACCTTGCAAGTGCTTACGGAATAGAAGCTGAAGCAATATATAAATTGATAGAATTTTGGGTTAAGCAAACTTTTATTGATACTGCAACAGAAGATGAATTTATAGATTATCATGCGATGCTTTTTGGTGTGACTAGAAAACAAGGGACCAAAGCAAGAGGAGAAGTGTTAATAACAGGAAAAGCTAATACTACAATATCTGCAGGATCAATAGTATTGAAAACGGACAGCACAAAATACAAGCTGCTTTATGATACGACTATAGCTTTTAACGGAAAAGCAGTTGCGGAAGTGGAGTGCTTGCGAACAGGAGAGATTGGGAACTGTGCTATAGGTGAGATAGTAAATTTTGAAATAGCTAACGCCGACATTTTTACAGTGACTAATGAAAAAGCTTTTACAAACGGTTATGAAAAGGAACCTAATGACAGTTTAATATCTAGAGCGAAGGAAAGAATATTAAAACCAGCACATAGTGGTAATATATATGATTATGAGAAATGGGCAAAAGAAATAGACGGAGTAGGAAAAGTGTTAGTTGAACCGCTATGGAATGGAAACGGAACAGTAAGAGTTAGAATCTCGAATTACAATAATGCCTTAGCTGATAATGAGCTGATACAGAAGGTAAAAAGAAGGATAGAGCAGATTGACGGTAGACCAATTGGAGCCAATGTTACAGTAACAAGTTTTGACGGTAAGAATATTGCTATATCTGTAAGCGTTATTTTAAGTCCAGGAATAAAGTTAAATACCGTATCGGATCTAATTAGTTCAAAAATAAAGCAGATGATAAAAGATAATTCGGCGCTATACACTTTAAACAGTAAGGAAATTTTATCAATTAACAGAATTGAAAAAATAGTTTTATCTATTAATGGAATTGAAGACTGCAAAGTCATGATAAATAATGATAGCAGAAACATAACTGTAGAAAGCAATGAAATATTAATAGTGACTGGGGTTGTTATCAATGAACAGTAAAATAAAAGTAATTTCCAAAGTTGCAAGAAATAGCTTACAAGTTGATTTAATAAAAAGTTTAATAATAGAGGCTCAAAAAATAAAAAATGATATTGAGAAATACAAGGAGTTTATTTTTTTAAACTTTTTTAACGAAGATCAGATTTTGAAATATGAAAAGTTTATGAATCTGGAAGCAGATTCAAGGTTGAGTTTACAGGACAGAAGAGAGAGAATTCTGTTCCGTCTGTTATCTAAAAGAATATTTTCTCTCGATAATTTAAAAGAACAGGCTAGAATATTTACAAATGGGGAAATTGAAGTAACAGAAGTATTTAACGAATACTATTTTATTATAAGATTTACAAGTATTTATGGAATACCACCCAATTTAAATAATTTTATTAATTTTATAGAGTTAAATAAGCCAGCCCATTTAGGATATAAAATAGTTTACAGCTACATGACTTGGGATGAATTTGACAGATATAACAAGACATGGGACGCTTGGGATAGTTTAAATTTAAATTGGGATGATAGAGAAAAATATAAGGAGTAGGAGATAAAAAATGCCAGCACAGAAAAAAACAAGTTTAGGACTTAATCAATGGATAGGGAGTGAATATCCTAAAAGAATTGATTTTGTTGAAGACAATAAAATAATAGATGACGAATTAATTAAGAGGGTGAAATATACAGATGTAGCAACGGAAACGAAAGAAGGAATAGCTCGAATACATTCACTAGATACTGTTGAAAATCAGTCAAATGAATTGCAAAATATGGTTGCAAAGAATTTACAATCACAGATTTCAGATTTTATAAAAACTCTTAATAACGATGAAATACTGACAGCAAAATCATTAGTAAAATATTTAAGTAAATTGTTGAAACCAGCAACGGAAAATACTTTTGGACTAATTGATTTTCAAACGATTAAACAAGTGTCACCTAAGCCTGATCTTAGTCCGTATCTTAAGTATGATAGATCATTTATACATAAAAATAATTTGGTTATCAATGGGCAAGATAAATGGGTAAGATGTAATGACAGTCAAGTATGGGTACCTAATAGCTTACATATGTATACTAGTGATAATGAATCATCTTATGTTGGGTCTTATCACCTAAATGGTGGTCGTGCATATTACAAAGTGCCTAATAGGAATGGTGGAAATTGGTGCGAAATAATGGATAATCACGATATGGCAGTTAGGGATAACAGGATGAATGATATGGATGCAGATAGAAGAAATCTATGGGGAAGAGCTCACAATGCTTGGGATAAAGCAAATGACGCTCAATTGAATAGAATACAAGATGTTAGGTTAGCAGGGTATATTATAGTGATTGTGTGGCGTCAAAACGAAGGGTACGAAAGAAACGGTTATGTTGTCACAGGAGTATTGAACGATAATAGGGATGCTGAGATTGATAGAATACAAATGAGAATATTGCAATTTCATAGAAATGGGCAATGGTTAAATGCTTATTTTGCGTAAATAAAAATTAGGAATGAGGTAAAAATGAAAAAATTTATAGTAGATAAAATAAAAATAATAGAAGACAAGGATTTCAAATATATTGGTATATATGACGAAAAGGATAATGACTGGTATAAAGAACAAAAAGAATTTGATTCAGAAACTTTAAAAGTAATGTATAACAAAGATAGTCTTTTGGTATTAAGCACAAGTAAAGATGTTTCGGTATTGGCACCAACAATGGTTGGAGATGTAGTGGAAGAAATAGAATATCAGGAAGTAAAAGTAAATCCAAATTTGTATTTTGTAGATGGAAAAGTTGTAGAATTACAGAATTATGAAACTATTAAAAACGGTAAAATTGTATTTGATCAAGACAAACGAATAGAAGAAATAAAAAAAGAATTATACGATTTAAGAGTGGAGCGTGATATTGCACCGTTTGAATTTGAAGTTGACGGTGTGACATATTTGCAAAATAACAGGAGTATAGATCAATCAAACTTAACAAGAATTGTCGTAATGTGCCAAGCATTGAAGAAAACAACTTTTGAAAATTGGAAATTTTATACAAAAGAAAACAGTGAAAAATACGTCAACCTAACATTGCAGGATATGATGAAAATGGCAAACATAATGCAAGAACAGACTACTAAATCAATGGCTGCAGAAACATTTTTGACTCATCGTTTGGAAAATCTAACTGACGAGGAATTAAAAAAATATAATGCAAAAGAAGAATATGAAAAAGCATATAAAAATATGTAGAAGGAGAAATTATGAAATTAGAAAAAGACAAGCTATATATATGTTTCCATAAGCCCAAAAGTATTGTAGGCTTTTTGATAACACTAAGAACATTAGGAAAATATTCTCATTGTGAGTTTATCTATAACGACTATGTGTATCTTAGCAATCCTGGTGGAGTACGTATAAAGCCTTTTATTTATAAGGATAATATGGATATTTTTGTTCTGGATAGCCACATTGAAATTCCAGTTGTGCTAGAAGAGTTTAAAAAGTTAAAAGGCAAGGGCTATGATTATAGAGCTATATTTTTCAGCCAGTTGTTGAAACTGGGAATTGAACATAAGGATAAATATTTTTGTTCTGAATTGTGCATACATCTAATTAATAAGGGACTGGATGAAAGTCTAACATATAATTTAAAGAAATTAAAGGCTAATGAATTCAGCCCTTCCAAGCTGTTTAAGTATTTAAAAAATATGGAATTAATAAAAGAAAAGGAAGTGATGTAGATGAACGACAGATTTAATAAATTTTTAGATTATATCTTTAAAGTTGAAGGCGGTTATACTAATGATAAAAATGATAAAGGTGGAGCAACCAATTTTGGAATAACACACGAAGATGCTAAAACGTATCTAGGGTATACAGGAGATATGAGAAAATTTAAAAAATCAGATGCCGAAAAAATTTATGAAAAAATATACTACAAGGGGAATCATCTTGACAAAATAGTAAGTGATAAAATAGCTCTTTCAATTTTTGACTGGATTGTAAATAGTGGAAAAACAGGAAAGAAGAAAGCCCAGATTGTAGCAAATAAATTTGGTTCAAATTTAACTGTAGATGGAATAATTGGACCAAAGACAGTTGAAGCTATTAACAAAATAAATCCCGAAACTTTTTTGAAAGAATATCATGAAATGCAAAGAAATTTTTATAAATATTTAGTAAGTAAGGATAAAACACAACAAGATTTTTTGACTGGATGGTTGAATCGTGTTGATAGAAAAGAAAAATATTTAAAGGAGATGATATAAATGAAAGTAATATTGAATGTAGGACACGGTGGAGTGAAAAGAGATCCAGGAGCGTGTGGAAATGGTTTTGAGGAACACGCTTGGAATAAGGATTTTGTGAATAATTATATTGTTCCTGAGTGCAAAGAGCAAGGTGTAGATTATGTTGTAGTTTATCAAGAATACTATTCTACTTTGCCACAAAAGATAAATGGACTTGCAAATAAAGGAGATGTGACACTATCATTTCATTTAAATGCAGCTGATAAAACAGCTTCAGGTGCTGAAATGTTATATTGGCAAAACTCAAAAAGGAGTAAGGAACTTGCGGAATTTTTACAGGAAGCTAATATTAAAGCAACACATTTGAAAGATAGAAAAATCTTGCCTCGTAATTATGAAGACAGAGGGGCAACTCTTTTGAGAAAAACTTCAACGCCTTGTGTCATAGTTGAAAGCGGATTTATAACAAATTCAGAAGACATGGAAAAATTGGAAGCAACCAAAAAGGAGCTTGCAAAATATTATGTAGCGGCAGTAAAGAATTATTGGAAGAATAACTAAAAATGGCTCTGATACGAGCCGAATTTGAACGTAAAAAAATAGGTTGGCTAGCAAGATAAAATTGATTGTAGGGCTTGTTAGCTACGTTAGAAATGATATTAATAAAATAAGAAAAAGGACAATGATAATTGAATAAATGACTGTGAAAACTAAAATATTTGTTTTGAGAAAATAGTATAAAAATTTTAAAAAAAGTTCTTGACTTTTTCGTACGGAAATGTTATTATAAATTATCGTACGGAAGAGGTGAGAATATGGAAGAGAAAATTCTGAAAAAAGTAAATTTTAATAAAGGAGGTGCAGGTGGATATACCCCCAGAATGACATTAAATAGTAAATGGGTTAATGATATGGGTATAACTAAAGAAAACAACGAAATTGAAGTGAGTTATAATAAAGAAAAAAAGGAAATTATCATAAGAAAAGCAAAATAAAAAATCCCCTCTCTCGTAACGAAACGAAAAAGAGGACATATAGTATAATGTACTTCGCAATACTATTATACTATATATTCTCTTAAAAAACAAATATTTTAGGAGGAAAATTTTATGAACAAAGAGCAACAATTTGCATTATCAGAAAGACTTCTTGAAGAAAGAGAAGGGAAGCTAAAAACTGTGAAAGAAGAATTTTGGAAATATTTTGACGTGATATTTGAAAGTAAGATACTTGAACAACACGGAATGAAAAACTTTAAGTTTGAAAGTACAATAATGGAATACGAAGATATATTAAAAAGAGAATTTTTTGAAGCAGGAATGACGGCAGAAAAAACAAATCAAAACATATAGTATAATGGAGGATAAAAGAATGAATGAATTACAAGTTATAAATGATGAAAGATTTCAAATATTCAGTAAAGAAAATTTAGGAAGTGTAAGAACAATATTGGTGGATAACGAAGTATGGTTTTGCATAAAAGATGTTTGCGATATATTAGAATTAACAAATCCTACTGTTGTAGCCAAGAGATTAGATGAAGATGAAGTGACTAAGTTTAACTTAGGGAGTAAATTTGGTATTACCAACTTCACAAACGAAAGCGGATTATATACTCTGATATTACGAAGTGACAAAAAAGAAGCTAAACCGTTTAGAAAATGGATAACATCAGAAGTTATTCCAGCAATCAGAAAAACAGGAAAATATGAAGAGAAGAAAAAACCTCTTACACAGGCTGAACTTATATTACAGCAGGCTCAATGGATGGTAGAAGCTGAAAGCAGAATGAATAATATCGAGAACAATGTAATTGGACTTGCAAACACTATTGAGAATAATGACAAGAGCATAAAAAGATTGGAAAATAATCAAAGAAGAACAGTAACAAGCAACCATTTAACAGTAATAGCCTATGCTAATATAAAAGGAATAAAGCCAAAATCATATCACGCACCTTCGATAGGAAAGAAAGCGACTAAGATATGCAGGGAAAAGGATTTATTAATAGGAACAACGGTTGACAGTAGATACGGATTGATAAATACTTATCCTGTTGAAGTTTTAGATGAAATATTTTTTGAATAATAATTAACACTAAATCACAGTCATTAATTTGATTGTGATTTTTTTGTATGAAAAATAACAAAATAGGAGATGATAAAAATGGATAAACAGTTACAAGTAATTTTAATAGGAATGCTGGTAGATTTTACCAGAAAAGAAGTACTAGAAAAGGAAATAATTTTTGGAGCTAAAAAAGGAATAGAAAAAATGGAAGCTGTTAAGAATAACTTTTTTGGGAAGTTTAAGGATTTTATAAAAAAAGCGCAAGAGATAAACAATCCATATATTCCTGATGACATTGAGAAATTTACTGAAGATTTATTACTAAAGGGTGCTGAAACAATTGAAAAAACTGTAAATGTAGATGAAATAATACATAAAATACTTGGAGAAGAAAAAACAGCAATAGGAATATAAGGAGCATAATCAATGATAGAGGATTTGAAGGTAATAATAGACAATCACGGACTTTTTCTTATACTTTTCTTTTCAGGAGTGCTGTTTGGCGTAGTTGCCCAGAAAATGATAGACAATCAGCCAGTAAAACCGTATATCAAACGTATAGCTGTTGCTGGAATGACAATGGCTATTGCTCTATCTCTTAACAAAGTGGTGGGGCATTTCAATGCGGGTTTTCTATATCCTTGGAGTCCTGTGCTGGGATTTTTTGGAGAAGCTTTGCTAGAAACAGTAAACCAGAAAAGGTATGGCATAAGCACAGGATTTTTGGAACTTTTGCTAGAAAAGCTCGGATTTGTCAAGAAGAAGGATGATAAAGATGAAAATATATCACAGAAGTAGGAAGTTTGCAATCGTAATGTTTGCATTGATATTTTTAAATTCAGCAATCACGCTAAAATTAAGAGGTTATCAAAGAAGGCAGAATCTAAATTTATTACGGAACGAGTTGAAGAGTGAAAGCAAAAAAGAAATATTTGATTCAATAGAAGAAAAGTCGAAAACGGAAGATTTAATACTTCTGATAAGTACAAACTTTGTCGCTTTAATGATAACTGTTGGATTCGACAGATTCGGAGTATTTGAAGAAAGTGATGAAACTATAAAAGAAAATAAGAAAAAACTTGTGAAAATATTTTTGTAAGTTATTGGGATAGCCAGAAATGGCTATCTTTTTTTGAAAATTAGCAAAAAATATAGTATAATTATAAAAACTTCAAAAATCAGAAAGGGAAAAAATGAAAGAAAATACTATTGACTTTGTAAATAAATTGATAGAAAAATCAACAGAAGCATTTATAATGGGGTTAGAAATCTACAATAAGCCAACGATAAAATATAGAGTGGAAGGTTTTAGCTTCTTCATCTGCAATGCTTGGGAACTAATGTTAAAAGCCCATATAATAAAATTAAAAGGTGAAAATGCGATATATTATAAAGATTCAGAAGATAGGACTCTTAATTTGGAAAACTGCATAAAAATAGTATTTAGTGATAAAAATGGATCTTTAAGAAAAAATCTGGAACGAATAATAGATTTGAGAAATACAAGTACACATTTTGTAACAGAAGATTATGAGTATATCTATGCCCCTTTATTTCAAGCTTGTGTAATAAATTATGTTGAAAAAATGAAAGAGTTCCATAATTCAGATATAACAAATCATATAGCACAAAATTTTTTAACATTGTCAACAAAAATCGAAAAATTTACAGAAGAGGAAATAAGAGCAAGATATTCGGTTAATATGGCAAAAAAATTAATAAAGGATACAAAAAAAATAGAATCTGAGATAAGAGAAAATAATTCGGAATATGCTATACCTATTGAAGCAAGATTGATAATAGTGAAAGATAAGGGTAAAGCGGACGTTTTAGTGGCATTCGATAAAAACGCTGATAGCAAGATCGGAATAGTCAAAGAAATTAAAAATCCAAATGAAATATACAAACATACTACCAAAGATGTTGTTCGGTTAGTAAACAGAGGATTGAAAAGTAAGAAAATATTTTTGAATAAAATTGAGAACGGTGAACCTAAACCAAAAATTTTTAATAAATACGACTTAAATTTATTTATAAATTTTTATGATATAAAGACTAACGAGAAATATTGTTTTTATTATAGGATAAGTAACAGATATGGATATTCTCAAATGTTAATAGAGTTTATTGTGGAAGAAATTTTAAAAAATCCAGATACTATAATTGAAGATTTGAAAAAAGGGATAAAAAAAATAAGATAACCCCAGGCACATGAGAATTCTCATCCATTGACTTACTCCCCTTTGGGAACTCAGTGTAATTCCTTCACAAGTTATCTTGTTAATAGTATTATAACACAATTTCTCAAAATGTCAAACATAAAATTAAGAGCCTTTAATGGCTCTTATTCTTTTTCTATATTCTCAATAGCTGTTTCAATTTTAAGTTTCAGAATTTTTAAATCCTGAATTTCCATCTCTTCCAGCTCTATAATTTTTATTTGTTTTAGATTCTCAATATTTTTTTTATCTAAGTTTTTGATTTTTAAATTTTTCATTTTAATTCCATTGTGTTTTCAAGTTATCTATGATAAAATGAAAATGTAATATATGATTTAAAACTCTAGCAATACTGCAAATATTGTTAGAGTTTTTTAAAAAATTTTGGGGACAATTTGGGGACAAAATAATGGAAAATATAGTAAAATACTAAAAAATAAGATTGAAATAGTTAGAAAGAAGTCAATAAAATCAGTATTTGTTTAAAAAAGGGTTATTAATAAACAGACCTGCTAGGTGCGCCATTTTTTTATAATAAAATATTTTTAGTTTTTTTATTTTATGATATTGACTATTTAAAAGAATAACGCTATAATTCATGTAAGTTAAGAGAAGGAAATAAACATACCTGTTTCTAAATTAACTTATATATAAATAAAATCACAATAAATTTTGAAATTTCATTATTGTAAAGATGTAATTTAGAATGGGTATTGTGAAGTAAGGAGAAAGTATGAAAAAAATTGTTTTATTAGTTGTGTTGATGTTATCTACATTAAGCATGGCTATGGCTTCTAAAGACTCGAGAGGAGTTTTACTTATGAGTGAAGAGGAGTGGATGAATTTTTACAATCAGCCTGGAAATGATATTCCGTTATGTGCTATAATTGGTTCGCTAAAAATGGAAGAAGGTTATATAAAAGATGGTAAAAAAATGGGAGAAACATTGGCTGAAAATAAAAAGAGACAAAGAGACATAAGTTTAGCTCTTGCAGGTCAAGGTTTAAAAGATGTGAATCAAGGAAATACAAAAGTTCATGAATTATATTATGCAGCTGTTTGTAAGAGATTTACTGATAAAGAATATAACATGGTAGGGTCACCATCATTTAAAAATGAAATGGAAAGAATCTTTTCTGAACATCAATTTGAATATGATGTAACAGAATAA